AGAGATATGGATGAAAATTATGACCTCTACGACATCATACTCTCACACTTACTTGATGAGGGATATGCTGAAACACCAGAAGCAGCAGAAGCAATTATGGTGAATATGAGTGAAGAGTGGAGACAGAGTATTCTTGGTTGATAAATATTAGTGCTTGTTTGTGGTTATTCAAGCAAAGAATTGGGAGCAGAAATGCTCCTTTTCTTGTATAAATAACTATAACCACAAACAAAGCAGATGAAAAAGTATTATGTTTACGCTTATTTGCGTGAAGATAGATATTCTCCGTATTATATTGGGAAAGGTTCTGGATTTAGGGATACAAACAAAAGAAAATTGGGATTGGCTCAAAGACCTCCTGATAGAGATAGAATAGTAAGAATAAAAGAAAATTTAACGGAGCAAGAAGCACTATCTTTGGAAGTGGAACTTATAAGGTTTTGGGGGAAAAAAGATAATGGTGGTGTATTGATTAATAAAACAAATGGTGGAGAAGGTACTTCGGGATCCAAAAGAAGTAAAGCATCCCGAGAGAAAACCAGTATGTCTATGAAGGGCAAACCTGCTTGGAATAGGGGTATAAAGATTACTGATGAACGAATATTGAATAACTATAAACGCAGAAAAGGTGGTAAGTGTGGGAAAAAATGTGATCCTTTTATTTTGGAAGGAATAACATACTTTTCTCAAAAAGAATGTGCTAAACTTTATGGAGTTTCTGATAGATCTATTAGATTTTGGATAAAAAGAAATGAAGTACCTAAACATAGAAGGTTACATTCTTGATATTATTTTGGCGTAAAAACCATAATAATATGTTCGGTTTTCAACTTGTTATTATTTTTATTTTGTGATTAAATAATATTGATCGCCTTATTGGGATCACACATTCAAACCTCGCTTTTTAAGGAGCTACTAAAATGACTAACCTAACAAGGTATACTGCTGCGGATCTTCCTGCACTGATGGATAAGATTACTCGCAACTCTATTGGAATGGATGAATACTTTGATCGTCTTTTCCATCTGCACGAAACCACTACAAACTATCCACCATATAACCTCGTTCAAGTCAGTAATGTAGAATCACGACTTGAACTTGCTCTTGCTGGATTTAAAAAGAAGGAAGTTTATGTCTACACGCAAGATGGTAAACTCTTTGTGGAAGGTCAGAAAGAAGATAAAGAAACGGAGTCCAACTATGTCCACAAAGGTTTGGCTCAACGGAGTTTTAAGAGAGCGTGGACTCTCTCTGATGATACGGAAGTTAGATCAGTTACTTTTGAGGATGGGCTTTTGACTATTACTCTTGGAAGAATTGTACCAGATCATCATAAGAGAAAAGACTATCTATAAATATAACTGAATATCGTCGGCGCAGGGGAACGACTGGCAAAATCCAGTTGACTTCCCCTTTTTTTCTTGGTAGAATAAAAAGAGGTGTGAACTGACTATGACTGTTAAATTGATTCGCGTTCAATCAGGTGAAGATATCATCGCTGATGTGAATGAAATGGCGATCGGGGAAGAAGAAAATTCTAGACTTATCGGATATTTTCTTAAAAGACCCTGTGTTGTTCTTATGAGAAATCCACAAAACTTTGGCGCATCTGAGGGGGCAGAGCAAAAAACTTCTCTTGAAGTTTCTTTGATTCCTTGGGTTCCTCTGGCAAAAGAAGATATTATTCCAATAAGTCTTGACTGGGTTGTTACGATGGTAACTCCAACTGACAAACTTATGGAAATTTATGTAAAGGATGTAATGAAAGATGGAAACACTAACGAAGATTCTAGTACTGGCAAACAATCTGATTCTGATAGCGAAGATTGAAGAAGTTGGTGCTGACATTGGAGAACCAGATTGTAAACTGATTAATCCATTTGTCGTAAAAAGTGATCAAACTTTAGAACCATTTCTTTGCGGATATACAAAACAGAATACATTTATGATGAGTTCGGATAAGATTCTAACCCTTGCAGATCCAACTCCAACTCTACTTGAAAAATATGAGGACTTAATTAAAGAATGAGATTTTACACTAATGTTCAGTTGATTGGAAATCAGTTTTTGGTTCGTGGCGTAGAGAATGGTAAGAGATTTGAAAACAGAGATGAGTTCTTCCCAACTCTCTTTGTAAAAACTAAAAAAGATTCTAAGTATAGAACATTAGGGGGTGATGCAGTAGAACCCATCAATCCTGGAACTGTGCGAGATTGTCGTGAGTTCTATAAAAAGTATGATGAGATTGCTGGTTTTGAAATCTACGGGAACGATAGATACATCTACCAATATATTTCGGAGAAGTATCCAGAGGACGAAATCAAGTTTGATATTAGTAAAATCAAACTTCTAACTCTGGATATTGAGGTTGCTTCAGAGGAAGGGTTTCCTGATGTAGAATCTTGTTCTGAAGAAATTCTTGCTATCACAATTCAAGATTATACAACTAAAAAGATTATTACTTGGGGTGTCAAACCATTCAATAATAAACAAAGTAATGTTACTTATCATCACTGTCCAAGTGAATATGAACTACTGAGTCACTTTATCAACTATTGGATGGTTGATGTGCCTGACGTTGTTACTGGTTGGAATATTCAGTTATACGATATTCCTTATATTTGTAAAAGACTCAATAGAGTTCTTGGTGAGAAACTAATGAAACGCTTCTCTAATTGGGGACTTGTAACTGAAGGAGAAATTTATATCAATGGACGTAAGCATACTGTCTTTGATGTTGGTGGTTTGACTCAACTTGACTATCTTGATCTTTACAAGAAGTTTACCTATAAGGCACAGGAGTCATATCGTCTTGATTATATTGCTGAAGTTGAACTGGGACAGAAGAAACTAGATCACTCTGAGTTTGATACTTTTAAAGACTTCTATACTCAAGGTTGGCAAAAGTTTATTGAGTACAACATCGTTGACGTAGAACTTGTTGACCGTCTTGAAGACAAGATGAAACTAATTGAGCTTGCTCTTACTATGGCATATGACGCCAAAGTAAACTATGCTGACGTGTTCTATCAAGTTCGTATGTGGGATAACATCATTTACAACTATCTAAAGAAAAGAGGTATTGTTATCCCACCAAAGAACAAGTCCCAGAAGAATGAAAAGTATGCTGGTGCTTATGTAAAAGAACCTGTTCCTGGTAAGTATGATTGGGTTGTAAACTTTGACCTTAACTCTCTGTATCCTCACCTGATTATGCAATATAACATTTCTCCAGAAACTTTGATTGATGAAAGACATCCAACAGTGAATGTTGATAAAATTCTGAATCAACAGATTAGTTTTGAGATGTATAAAGACTATGCGGTATGTGCTAATGGCGCAATGTTCCGTAAGGATATTCGTGGATTTTTGCCAGAGCTAATGGAGAAGATGTATCAAGATCGTGTCATCTTTAAAAAGAAAATGATTGAGGCGAAGAAAGAATATGAGAAAACTAAGAACAAGGAACTTGTAAAAGAGATTGCTCGTTGCAATAATATTCAGATGGCAAAGAAGATTTCTTTGAACTCTGCTTATGGTGCGATTGGGAATCAGTATTTTCGATATTACAAACTTGAAAATGCGGAAGCAATTACTTTGAGTGGTCAGGTTTCCATTCGTTGGATTGAAAGTAAAATGAATGCATACTTGAATAAAATTCTTAAGACGGAGAATGTTGATTATGTTATTGCTTCAGATACTGATTCCATTTATCTTAATATGGGTCCTTTGGTTGAAACTGTATTCAAAGGGAGAGAGAAAACTACTGAAAGCATTGTTTCGTTCCTTGATAAGGTCGCTTCTATGGAACTTGAAAAGTATATTGAAGGTTCTTACCAAGAATTGGCGAATTATGTAAATGCATATGACCAGAAGATGCAAATGAAGCGTGAGAATATTGCAGACCGTGGCATCTGGACTGCGAAGAAGCGTTATATTTTAAATGTCTGGGATAGTGAGGGGGTCCGTTATGAAGAACCTAAACTTAAAATGATGGGTATTGAGGCAGTTAAATCTTCTACTCCAGCGCCTTGTCGTAAGATGATTAAAGATGCTCTTAAGTTGATGATGAGTGGAACTGAAGATGAAGTGATTGACTTTATTGAAAATGCAAGAAAAGAGTTTAAGTCTCTTCCTCCAGAGCAAATTGCATTCCCACGTTCTGCTTCTGACGTAGTTAAATATCAATCATCATCTGATATTTACATCAAAGGAACCCCCATTCATATTCGTGGGGCACTTTTGTTTAATCATTATATTAAACAGAATAAGTTGACTAATAAATATTCTCTTATTCAAAATGGTGAAAAGATTAAGTTTATATATTTGAAGAAACCAAATACGATTCACGAGAATGTTATTTCGTTTATTCAAGATTTTCCAAAAGAACTTCACCTTGACAAATACATAGATTATGACTTACAATTTGAGAAAGCATTTCTAGAACCACTCAAGATTATTCTTGATTCGATTGGGTGGAGCGTAGAAAAAACTGTAAACCTTGAACTCTTTTTTGCCTGAT